TGAAACATTTATTCGTGCGCCAGGTTCGGGTGCCTATGTAGGTGGAACCAACAATAAACGCAAGCAATTCTTACATGAAGGACAGATTCGCTCGTTTAAAGGTGATATTATACCTGGTCAAAGTTTCCCTAAGTTTAACTGTGAATGTAAAAGTTATGCAGATTTTCCCTTTCATCAACTGTTTAGTGGTAGTTGTAAGCAACTCGATGTATGGTTAGACCAGTTAATGGATGCCAGTGATGATGGTGATTTTAATATCTTAATCATGAAATTTAACCGAAAAGGCAAGTTTGTAGCAGTACAATTTGACCAATACTATGATCATCCGCTTTTTGTAGAATATCATATGCTATACCAATATCGTGATATTCGTTGGGCTATTATGGATTATGATCGTTTTTGGACGATGAATAAAGATTTTGTGAGTATTGCCTGTGCGTAAAGCATTAATTATTGGTGGAACGACTGGTATTGGGGCAGCAATTGGTGAGTTGTTGCATGATAATAATATACTTGTAACCACTGTTGGTAGGCAAGAATTTGATGTTTGTAGTATAGATTATTATACACAGTTGCATGATTATGATTATCTTGTTTTAAGTTGTGGCATTGACCCACGTGGTAATGTGCCACATTTACAGCAAAATTGGTCAGATATTGAAATTACACTACAAACTAATTTGATTGGTCAAATGAAATTTACTCACAGCTATCTTAATCAACGCAAAAATAAGTGGAGTAAGGTTGTTTTTATTGGCAGTGCGCATAATGGCGACCACATTTTGCACAATCGTCTTGCCTATGGACTATCACGATTTGCACAACGTGCTTATATAAATGCTCTTCGGCATGAAATAAATGATACAAATCATGGCATATTGCTTGTGCGAGTAGGCAAATCACGAACAAATATATTAAAAAACAGATTACTTGATAGTTGGACACAAGAAAAAGATGATGAATATTATAGTGATTTGCATCTATCAATGGATGATATCAAACAAAGACTTTCACTTGCATTATTTGATGAACAACATTATACACAAGAAATTATATTAGCTACAAAACCAATATAAATACCCACGGAGTAAGGCCGCAAGACCTCGGAATCCCACCTGACGCCTAGAGTATTGTACTCTTTTACTAGCGTGACACGCCTAGAACGCCAGCCGTAGCATTAAAAATGCAAACTCCTTCTTAATAAAATTGCTATTTTAGTTTAACTCTGTTATGTTAAAGAGAAGGAGAAAACATGTTTAACAGAACCATTACCACTATTGCACTAATTGCTGCTCTCGTTACTGCAGCACATGCTGAAACTGAAGTTCGTGTAAATCGTATGCTGAAATATGCCAGCAGCGAACCACTTCTATATAAAATTGCTGAACTACTTCCGCAATATGCTGCTAAAGAAGGCATCAAAGATGTCAAGATATCATATGTAGATATCTTAGAAAGTACTAAAGCAAACGAAGCCTTGTTATTGGGGCAAATTGATATTATCTTTGGCGGTGTCAATAGTTTCGGCATCCTATTTGATAAAGACCCATCTAAAGTTAAGTTACTTGCTGGCGCAGAAGAATATGATCAGTGGCTAGTATGTGGCAATCCTAAGATTAAATCATTAAAGGATATCACACCATCTACTAAGATTGCCATGAAAGGTATGAATAGTGGCGAACAAATGCAACTACGTCAATATACTGCCGATAAGTTTGGCGATAAAGAATATGGCAAATTTGATAGTAATATTGTTGTAATGCCTCGTGATATAGCAGTTGCACAGATTACTAAGCAAAATCCTGAGATTGATTGTGGCATCGTAGGCGTTCCATGGCAAAACATTGCTGTTAGCAAAGGCGCACATATCGTAGCACACAATGATAATACTACAAAAACTGTTGGCGTATTGAATGTTGTATATTCTACAACAAAGTGGTTGGATAACAATCCTAAACTTGCTCGTGCTTGGGTAGCTGCTCAAAAAGCTGCTATTGAAGAATTTGAAAAGAATCCACGTCCAATGCTTATTAACTATATGACAAAGGATGAAGTAAGTGATCCTACGTTAAGTGAATTAATTGAACAGAAAAAACAAAATGTTGATGTTTATCAATATAAGCCAACCAGCGGCTTAAAGTATATGGATTTCATGTATCGTGTCGGCATTTTAAATGGTGCTGGCAAAGATAAGAAGCATAGTGACATGGTTTGGGACGAAAAGTTAGTCAAGTGATTAACCTTAGTAACCATACAGTTACAGTTTGTGATACCATTCCACTGTTTGCACCGATAGATTTGTCGGTGCAGACAGGGGAAATTGCTGTTATTATGGGAGCAAGTGGAGTAGGCAAGACTAGCTTGCTTGCTTCCATTGCAACCCGAACGGATGTTATATTCAAGAATCAATTTCGTGTTTTTCAAGAAAGTCATCAATTGTTTCCATGGATGACTGTTCGAAAAAATTTAGAATTAGTTTGCCAAAAACCATATATTGATTTGGTAAAGCGATGGAATCTAGAACAATATCTAGATCATAGCCCAACAAATTTAAGTGGCGGTCAGCGCCAACGATTCACGTTAATTCGTGGTTTATGCAGTGGATTGCGCACATTGTTATGCGACGAGCCTCTAAGCGCCTTAGATGGTCTTACAGGGGCAACTGTTGCAAAAGATTTCCGTGAGATTGTTCATGAAGAAAATTTAACCGTAGTATGGGTTACACACAATGTAACCGAAGCAAGAATTGTCGGTGACAGCATATATTTGCTCAGTAAAAATGGTCTCAAAAATATAACCGAAGAGGATGATTTAATTGTTTCGATCCTTTCTTTATAATATTTTAGCCCTTTCACTTATATTAGTAGGATGGCATATTTTATATCTTGTTGTTCAAGAACCACTTATATTTCCAGATAGCACAAGTATATTATCTGCACTGTATGATCTTATATGGACAGCTAAATTTTGGTTTAGTTTCTATTATACTATGCGAACACTGTTGTTAAGTTATATTATTGGCATGTTTATAACCATTGTTATTATATTACTTTGTATAAAATATAGTTGGTTAAAAGCGTTATTTGAACGTTATTGTGCATATTTCAATCCACTGCCAAGTTTCGTGCTGGTACCCTTTATGAGCCTGTTTATGGGGCTAGGTGCGGCGGTTGTGTATAGTATCATCATATGGAATATAGTATGGCAAAGTGGGTTACAGGTACTCAGAGCCATTGAAACGGTAAATGAACAATGGGGCAAGCATGTGCAAAATCTGCAATGGAGCGGCACAAAGGCACTTACTAAAGTTTATATACCTGCTGCTATTAGTAATCTAATAGGTATCGCAAGTACAAGTTGGGCAAATAGTTGGCGAATATTGATTAGTTTAGAAGTAGTATTTGGTAGCATTGGCGGTTATTTTGGATTAGGTTCATATATTATTGATGTTAAAAGTAAATTGGACATTGACCAAATGTATGCTATTCTATTTGTTATTGCATTAACAGGCGTTATTATTAATGGTTTATTGAATAATTTAAAGAAGAAATATAGTTATTAAAGGAATTACTATGACTTGGTTTTATAAAATTTTAGAAGATTTGCCGCATGTTCCGCAACATTTGATTGAACGTGCTTATGAGCAGATGGATACAGAATTAGAACAAATGCCGCAAGGCGAACAGCAAATCGATTGGAATAAGATTACCACAGATACTATTATTGTCGATGGCGTCAAGAAAATTAATGCTCCAAATCTAGCATATAGTTTAGATGATGAAATGCGTGATTGGGTATATGATAATATTACAGACAAGAGTGTAGTTAATATTCGCATTGCTAAAGCAGATACAGGCAAAGATGGTAAGGATACAAATGGCGCTCATTGTGATTTAAGTCGCAATTATAGTTTAATTTACCTTCTCGATGGTGGCGGCGAGGATCATAAAACAGTGTTTTATCATGAACATGGCAAGCCACTCTTGCGAAATAATGGTGACCGTTGCAATGACCACAGCTTATTGGATGTCGTTGAAAGTTTTCAAATACCGTTGCGAACATGGACAGTAATACAAACTCGTATATTACATGGCGTTCGTAACATTCCACGTCCCAGAATCAGTATCCAAGTTGGATTAAACAGCGTTGAAGGTTTAGGAATTAGTGAATAATTTTCGTGTAGATTACAACAATAACATGTATTATGTTGTAAATGGACAGCGTATCTATAGTAAGATAGCCGCTATCCATGCTGCACGTGGCGATATGGATAAAATATCTTTTCATTGGATGGAAGAGATATGGGATAATGTTGATTGGTCAAACGAACCAAATGAGGATTGGTATGATTTGCTGCGCACACGATGCCAGCAATTGCGTGACAAATACAAATATTTGGCACTGTGGTATAGCAGCGGTTATGATAGTCACACCATTTTACGCAGTTTTGTTGATAATAATATCTTACTTGATGAATTATTAATATATGACCGTGGTGATTTCTTTAATGATCCTGAAACAAAATTTGCATTACAACATGCACAATATGTAAAAGAAACCTATTATCCTAATTTAAAAATTAACCACATCAAGATAAATTTTAAATCATTGGCTAAATTTTATAATGATTTAGGTGAAGATTGGATATTTCATCCTGGTTGTTCGTTGAAACCTGGCAAAACAAGTCGTTATTTCAGCACTAATATAACTGAAGATTTTTTAAACCACACCACCAAGAAAAGTGATCGTGGTGATATCATGGGTGTTGATAAGCCTAAGTTAATATTACGGGATGGTAAATGGTATGCTTTTTGTCCTGATGGCAGCACTGCTGATTTTATTGGGTCAAAACATGAAAATTTCTATATAACAGGCGAACTACCACAACTTCATCTAAAACAAGTACATAAAGCAATCAATTGGTTTGACTCATTGCCTGAGTTTAACGATGATATTTTGCATGATGTTCAAGGTCGCAGTAGAGTGATAGATGGGCCACATAAAGAATATTTTGCAGCGTGGAATCATGCCATAGGACGTTATCCTATGTTTTATAGTCATGGAACTTCAATTAATGGCAATATTAAGACGTTTCATCTAACAAATAGCGAATATTCACCAGACAGCACAAGTTTCTATGAATACATAAAAAATAGTGACAAACGTACTTTTAAGATATATACTCAAGGCTTAGTAGAAGCAAGAAAATACGACAGCGGCACATCAGGCTCATTGGCAGATAAAACTTTTATTGGCAAACAATACTTCGTTAAACCACAGGCATATCAGGCATCTCAGGCACCATAGTCCTTATTATCAGAAAACTAATTGAAGGTTGTCAGCACCCCGACATTGCTGTATGGACAACGTTTGGCTAACGATAGGCTAAACGATGAGGCTCTGAGAAAAAGCAACCTCAACTTACATATGTTCGCTAACAAGGGTATATGTAGGGTCCGTTGGTTATAATCTACAGGATGTGAAGGGGTACCGGCTAACCGCCCCACTCAATTATACGAGTTCCGTTTGTTAGTGTCTATTTGATGGCTCAAATGAAGCGTCTTAGACATGGATTTCCTGCTTAAGGAAATCTATGTCTAAAATCTGGTCTAAATGAAACTGTAAAGATTAATTATAATAATATTATTAAGAGCGAAGCGAAAAGGTGAGTGAGCGATAGCGAACGAACTGATGTGCAAAGCACATCATATAACCTTAGAAATAAGGTAATCCGCTCTTTTTAGTAGTTTCCATATGATCTTCAACCATCTTAGCAATAATCTGGCGTTCTGTAACACTCATGTTCATGCCTTCGGTATAGGTAAGACCACCACGCATATGCCAACACATCTCTAAAATATTCTTTTTAATAGATTTTACTTCTTTTTCATAACCTTCCACCATTGCCATGATCTCTTCATGTGAGAGATTTAGGATAGTGGAACGAAAAAATTTGCGTAATCAAAAACCATACTTACGTTATATTCATGATTACATTCTTCACAAACTACACGTGCAGGTTTAATACTGCCCTCGTCGCTAATTTCTTTTAGTTTAGATTGTACTGCTCTAATTGTTGGATTAGGTGCATTTTTATAAAAATCAATAATATATTCTTGTTCGCTTACAACATCACCACTTTCAGTAGTAATACTTTCTGTGCTTTGTGCTAATATATTAATGTTATTATCAATTATTTTTTGTAAATGAATATCAAATTGTGCTTTACGAGTATCAGCATCAATATCTTCGTTATTAATTAATTGAATGATTTTTTGTTCTTCAAACTCATTCATATTATTTTTGTTACTTTGATAGTAATTTTGTGGTTTAAACTTAAATGTTAATCCATCTTGCACAAGAAATTTATTATAGTCTGGACTGCGTAATGTCAATAGCATGTTAGTTAATGCAATACCATGTGAATTTTCTGCTTCACATGCAGTGCATTTACTATCCATTTGCATAGTATCGCCATAGGTTGCTACTCTAATTGCAATAAGAATAGCATCCATATCAATTGTTGGTGCAGCCCATGCATTCTTAATTTCAGGTATGCAACTTTCTATAACGCTTACTACGCCTTGACCATTCATCAGCGCATCAGGTGTTCGTAGCATGATTTCATCTTTAGTAGTCATTGGCATAACCGCTACTTCACCGCTTGCTGGTAAAATTATACTGCCGTTGGGCCAATATTTTCCGCCGCTTGGCAATTTTAAAAAAATTGCTGGTTGGCGAAAATGTCCTGAAAGTGGATTAGAATTTTGCATTTTTTAAGTTCCATAAATAATTGATAAAGGTATTTAATAAGATAAAAAAATGGCTATAGATAATGCTGATCTAGAAAAATTACTAGAAACTTTAGTTGATAAATTAACTTCAGCAAATAGCAGATTTGGTGGATTGGATAAATCTATTGAATCTGTTCGTAAATCTATGGAAGCTCTCCAACGAGGAGAGCAAGGCATAATTGATCAAGATTTGCTTATAAAGAAAGCTGCGATTGATTATACAAAAACAGTTAAAGAAGCAACTAATGCTCAAAAGCAAAAAAGACTAAGCGATGTTGAAGCAAATATTGCTATACAAGATGCTAAACTTAAAATTGAAACACTTAAAGACCAATTTCCTGAATTAGGCGTAAAAATTGAAGAGCAGATTGCTCAACTTGAAAAAAGCGAAGCTGCACAAGAAAAAGAAGTAGCTGTTCGTTTGCGTAATGCAAAAATTATAGACACTTCAAGTAAAGTTTTAAGTGGGTTAGGAACAGTAGTTAGTGGTATTATAAGTGGATACCGAGGTGCTGGCAGTGAAATTGCACAAGGTGGTGCTTTATTACAAACTACGCTTGGTGTAGTTGGCTCTGCATCTTCGCAAGTAGGACAAGGTTTAACTTCTGTTGGTCAAGCAGCATCAAAAACTGCTTCTACTATGACTGGCAGTTATGGAACTGCTCTTAAAGTAGCTGGTGGTCTTGCACAAGGTGCGGGCATCGCTCTTGGTATATTTGGTAAAGGTGCAGAAGCATTATCAAAAGTAATGCCAGTTCTTACCAATGAACTTAATATGGTATATGGTGCATTTGGTAAGATAAACGCAGTTGGCGCTACATTTGCTGGCGGTATTACTGAAATGCAAAGTGCAGCAAAAGATGTAAATTTAACACTGCCTGAGTTTGCTGACGTGTTACAATCAAGTGCTGAACAACTTACAGCAAGCGGCGGCGGTATTATCCAAGCTGCAAAGCAAATGGGTCAAGTTGGCATGGTAATGCGTCAAACTGGCATTGCTCAAGGATTGCGTAACTTAGGCATTGAATATAAAGACCAAGCAGGTTTAATCGCAGATACTATGGCTAACTTTGCTGCTACAAATCGTTTGCGTGGCGCAAGTGAAGAAGAATTAGCAAAATCCACAGGCGATTATGCAAGCAATTTAAAAGTATTAAGTGGTATTACTGGCGAAGATGCAAGAAAAGCACAGGAACGAAATCGTCGTGCTGCATTTGATGCTGACGTTTATGCAAAGCTACAAAAGATGGGACCAGATGCTGTTGCTAAATTCCAAGCACAATTGGAAATTTTTCAAAAAGCTGATCCAAGTGGTAAGCTAGCTGAAGCATTTAAGCAACAATTTGCTGGTGTTACTAATAGCACTGATCCTGCAATTCGTTCGCTAATGCAATTGCCTGGCGCTGCCGATGCTTTTAAAGGCGCAATCGATGCTATTAATAATCCTGCAAACGATTTAGCAACTACAACACGTGGCGCAGTTGGTTCTGTTGAAAACTTGCGTAAGGTTTTCAGTGATAATGTTGATAAACTTGTACCATTAAGTGCGGCTGCTCGTGCTGGTGTAGGCGGAATTGTGGGTGATATTAACACTGTGTTTGGCAATGTAGTGTCGCAAACAGGATTGACAGTTGAAGCATTTGATAAACAAACTGATGCATTGACAAAAGCAAAAGCTGGCACAGACCCTGTAACTGCTTCAATGAATCAAGCAGCAGATAGTGTTCGACAAATGAACTTGGCTATCCAAACTGAATTTTTACAAAGCGGTGTATTAACAAAATTTGCAGATGGTATTAAAACAGCAACAAGTGATATAGCAAGTGCAATATCTGCAATTTCTGGAAAAAAACCTAATAGTCAAGATTCTGATACATTATTTGGTAAAATTACAAATTGGTTAGGCACACCGGGTAACTTAAGTGGAGCATTAACTGGAGCAGGCATGGTAACTCAAGGAGTAGGTATTGCTGCTGATGTAACAGGAGTTGGTGCTACTGCTGGTATTCCATTAAACATAATTGGTGGTGTCTTAGAAGGTTTAGGTGGTCTTGCTGGTATGTTGGGATTTGCTAGTGGTGGTATTTCAAGCGGACCAAGCAGCGGTTATCTTGCAAAACTACATGGCACAGAAGCAGTGTTACCTGAAAATTTAACATCTATGCTGACCGAAATGGCAGATAGTTATGCTAATAATCCACAATCTGCAGCAGTAGATGCTACACTTTTAAACAACACTGCTATGAGCAGTGATAACACAAAATATGCAGAAGCATCCGCAAATTTCTTAGAAACACTTAATCGTAAGATGGATTTATTAATTTCTGCAACCAATGAAGTTGTGCGTCATACAAAAGATACAAGTGTAAGAATTGCATAACCCCCCATCATATCTATAAATATCTCTACAAGGATTTACAAATGGGTTGGAAAAAGCATTGGCGTATTGTAAATGATGGGGCATATAGTCCTGTTAATGGCAGCGTAACAGATTATAGCAGTTATAATTATCTTGGCTCACAGGCTAATGCTGCATATCGCAATTACCAATCTATGTTGCCAGATGTTTATAGCGGACATCCTAATCGTATTGATCGTTATACTCAATATGAAAATATGGATTTAGATAGTGAAGCTAATAGCGCACTTGACATTATAAGTGAGTTCTGCACACAAATTAGTGACGATACCAAGACTGCATTTGATTTGCATTTTCACGAGGATGCAACTCAGAATGAAATTATGATCCTAAAGGATCAATTAAAATCTTGGTATAATCTAAACGAATTTGATCAGCGTATGTTTAAAATTTTCCGCAATACTCTTAAGTATGGCGACCAAGTATTTGTTCGTGATCCAGAAACCTATAAATGGTTTTGGACTGAAATGAATCGTGTATCTAAAGTTATTGTCAATGAAAGTCAGGGTAAAGTTCCAGAAATTTACTATATCCGTGATTTGAATCCTAATCTACAAAACAATACTATTACAAGACCACCTGGTCCAAATGATTCTTATGCATTTGCACCATATATGGGTGGTAGTCGTAGTTATACTGCAGGTGGTGAAGTATTTTCACCGAACACACGTTTTGGTGCAGGAAATAATGAGTTTCCTGTTGCTGCAGAACATGTCGTTCATCTTAGTTTGACAGAAGGTTTAGATGTTAACTGGCCGTTTGGCGTTAGTTTGTTTGAAGCTATCTTTAAAGTATTCAAGCAAAAAGAACTATTAGAAGACGCCATTCTAATCTATCGTATCTCTCGTGCGCCTGAACGTAGAATGTTCAAGATTGACGTAGGCAACATGCCAGCACATCTTGCAATGCAATTTGTTGAGCGTGTTAAGAATGAAATCAATCAGCGTCGTATTCCAACACAAAGTGGTGGTGGGCAAAATTTAATGGATGCTTCATATAATCCAATGAGCATGAATGAAGATTTCTTCTTTCCACAAACTGCAGAAGGTCGTGGTAGTAGTGTAGAAGTACTACCAGGTGGTCAAAATCTTGGTGAAATTGACGATCTACGATTCTTTACTAATAAGATGTTTCGTGCGTTACGTATTCCAAGTTCATATTTGCCAACAGGTCCAGAAGATAGTGATCGTTCATTTACAGATGGCAAAGTAACAACTGCACTTATTCAAGAATATCGTTTTAATGAATATTGCAAACACTTACAGAAATATATTTCACCTAAATTTGATGATGAATTCAAGTTGTTTTTAAAACATCGTGGATTTAATCTTGATAATAGTATCTTTGAATTACGTTTCAACGAGCCACAAAACTTTGCAGCATATCGTGAAATTGAACTAAATGCTAGTCGTATTGCTGGTTTTACTCAAATTAATCAAACAGATTATTTGAGTAAGCGTTTTATGCTTAAGAAATATTTGGGTCTAAGTGAAGTTGAACTTGCTGAAAATGATAAAATGTGGCATGAAGAACGTAGTGAAGGACAACCAGAATCACAAATGCAAGGCGCAGATTTGCGTAACGTTGGTGTAACACCTGGTGGCATCAATACAGATATTGAAACTATTGGCGATATCGAAGGAGCAGGCGCAGAAGCTACGCCAGCAGGCGGACCACCGCCAGAACCAGGTGGTGAAATTGGTGCAGGCGGCGTACCAAGTCCAACTGGTGGAGCAGGCGGTGCGCAAGGTGGCGCTACTGCAGGTGCGGCATTGGGTGGCGGCGCATAACTACACTAAATAAATTCACTAGGAAATTTTAATATGCTGTTAAATGAGATGTTTAATGATAACAATGGTGAATATCAAGACTTAAGCCATGATAATAGTGTATCTAAAATGACTGACTTGCGCAAAACTAAATTAACACTTGCACAAATTAATCAATTGCGTAAAATGAATGACCAACGGAATGTTGAGTATGCAGAAGAAATTGGACGAGTAAGAAAGCAGTATGGCACAACAGCCGCACCTCAACCAGGTTTATAATTCACAAATTCGTCAAAATCAACCTATTTGAAGATATATTTAATAATAGTTATTAAATATAAACATAGGACAAAATCCCACAGGAGTTTAACATATGCGTAATAGTTACGAACAACTTATTGAATACATCATCAATGACGATGTAGAAAAGGCTAAAGAACTATTCCACAACATTGTTGTTGGAAAGAGCCGTGAACTTTATAATGATCTAATTGCTGAAGAAATGTCAGATGAAATGGATGAAAACTATGACCATGACATGGACGAAGCAGGCAGCATGGATCAAACTGATGACATGATGCATGACATTGAAGCTGACCATGAAGGTATGGGTCATGATGATGATGGCATGGATATGGATATGGGCGACAATGACGACATGGACATGGACACCGATGGTGATATGGACATGGGTCATGAAGAAGGCGAAGGTGGCATGGAAGACCGTGTTATGGACCTTGAAGATGCACTTGACGAACTCAAGGCTGAGTTTGAAAAGCTAATGGCTGATGAAAAAGATGAGCCAGAACATCATGATGGCTCACACGATCCAGATTTTGCAGAAGAAGGTGTTGTTCGTGAATACGTAGAAAAGGTTGCAAACCCAGGCAATAGCGAAGGCATGCCAGTTGGTGCAGTTAATAGCTACAAGTCTTCAACTCAGAAGAAGAGCGTAGTTGCTAGCAAGAACGACATGGGCGGCACTGCAAAGAACATCGCACAGAAATCTTCAAACGAAGACCCAGATGGCAAGGCTTATAAAGGTCCAAGCAATGAATATAGCAAGGGCGAAGGCAAGCTAAAAGGCGCAGGCAATTTTGAAAACGTACCAGGTGCAAACGCTGGTAAGGCTTTCTCAAATGCTAAGAAGCCACAAAGCGCAGAAGGCAAGTTCGCTACAGGCGGCGGTCCAAACGTTAATAAGAAAGACGTTTTACCTCGCTAATAAGGAAAGAAAATGAATAATTTGCTAGTAGAGCATCTCAGTTACGATCAGGCTATGATGGAAATGACTCATTCAGATGAAGGTAAAAACCTTTATCTGAAGGGTATTTGTATCCAAGGTGGCGTTAAGAACGCTAACCAACGTGTATATCCTATCAATGAAATCAATCGTGCTATTGAAACGTTAAACAAGCAAATTAAAACAGGTTATAGTGTGTTGGGTGAAGTAGATCACCCAACCAACCTACGTATCAATCTTGACCGTGTAAGTCACATGATTACAGAAATGTGGTTAGATGGACCAAATGGTTTTGGAAAGATGAAGATTTTGCCCACCCCAATGGGTAATTTAGTTCGCACCATGTTAGAAAGTGGTGTTAAACTAGGAGTAAGCAGTCGTGGATCAGGTAATGTTAATGAACATGACGGCGCAGTAAGCGATTTTGATATCGTTACTGTCGATATTGTAGCACAACCCAGCGCACCTAATGCCTACCCAACTGCAGTCTATGAAGGACTGATGAATATGAATGGTGGGCAACGTATTCTGGATATGGCTAAAGATTTAAATAAAGATCAACGAGTTCAGAAATACTTACAGGAATCAGTCCGTAAGTTTATTGCTGAATTAAAGATATAAGTTCAGGAGAAATTAATGTTCGAAGCTCTAAAACCATTACTAGAAAGCGGACTTCTGAATGAAGACACTCGTAAGACTCTAGAAGAAGCATGGAATGCTAAGCTAGATGAAGCACGTGGTGAAATTCGTGCAGAAATTCGTGAAGAAATGGCAGGTCGCTATGCACATGACCGTGCTGTTATGGTAGAGGCTCTGGACAAGATGGTTAATGAATCACTAACTGCTGAAGTTCGCAAGATTGCAGCAGAACGTGAATTAGTTAGCGAAGATCGTGTAAAATTTACACAGCAAATGATCAACAAGGCTAAGAATTTCGATTCTTATTTAAGTGAATCACTAGCTAGTGAAGTTAGCGAACTACGCAATGACCGTATCAATATGCAAAAGAATATTGCAAAGTTAGAAGCATTTGTTGCTGAAAACCTGCAAGCTGAAATTTCAGAATTTGCACAAGACAAGGCTGATCTCGCACGTACTAAGGTTGCAGTAGTAACTGAAGGTCGTAAGAAGTTAGAAACTCTTCGTGATAGTTTTGTTAAGAAAGCAAGTGCTCTTGTAGAAAATACAGTTACAACCCATCTGCGTTCAGAATTAACTCAACTTAAAACTGATATTCAAGAAGCAAAAGAAAACAACTTCGGTCGCAAGATTTTCGAAGCTTTTGCAACTGAATTCGGTGCAAGCTATCTTAACGAACGTGCTGATATTAACAAGCTAACTAAGAAGATGAATGAAATGATGAATCAACTTAGCGAAGCGCGTGAGCAATCAGAACGTGCAATGACTGAAGTTAAGAAGAAAAATGATGAAATACGCCGCATCAACGAAAGTATCGAAAGAAAAGGCAAAATCAACGATTTGCTTGGTCCGCTAAGCAAAGAAAAAGCCGCTGTGATGTCAACACTGCTGGAATCAGTCCCAACAGATAAATTAGACGCAGCATTTAAAAAGTATCTCAATCCAGTTATGGAAGGTACTGTATCAAGTCCTGTTAAAAAGGAAATGATTGCAGAAAACCGTAAAGAAGTAACTGGTGATCGTACTGTTAAAGCAGATCAGAGTTCAAACAACATTGTTGAAATGAAGCGTCTGGCTGGACTAATAAGAAACTAATTAATTGGAGAAGACCCTATGACACAAGAACTAATTGAAGGACGTTGGGACGAAACCAAAGCAGCCCTATTGGAAGGCTTAAGCGGTAATCGTCGTACTACAATGTCAATGGTATTGGAAAATACCAAGAAGTACCTAGCAGAAAATGCAACTGCTGGTGGTACTGCAAGCGGTAACGTAGCAACACTTAATCGTGTTATTCTACCTGTTATCCGTCGTGTTATGCCCACTGTTATTGCCAACGAAATCGTTGGTGTTCAGCCTATGACTGGACCAGTTGCGCAGATTCACACTCTACGTGTTCGCTATGCAGATAGCTTCACAAGCAATGGTACTGGACAGTTTGGTACCAATGCAAACATCAATGACGAAGCACTTTCACCATTCAAGATTGCATCTGGTTATTCAGGCGCTCCATCAGGCGTTAATAGCGCAGACGGTCGTGCTGGTTTCACTGCTGCACTTGAAGGCACACCAGGTCGTCGTTTGAACGTTCAGATTCTAAAGCAACCTGTTGAAGCTAAGACTCGTAAGTTATCAGCACGTTGGACTTTTGAAGCTGCTCAAGACGCTCAAGCAATGCATGGTCTAGATATCGAAGCTGAAATTATGGCAGCTTTGGCACAAGAAATCACTGCTGAAATCGATCAAGAAATCCTTTACAGCCTACGTGCTCTTGCTGCAAGTGAATTTACTTTCAACCAAGCTACTGTAAGTGGTACTGCAACATTCGTTGGTGACGAACACGCTGCTCTAGCAGTTCTAATTAACCGTGCTGCTAACCTAATTGCACAACGTACTCGTCGTGGTGCAGGTAACTGGGCTGTTGTTTCAAGTGCTGCATTGACTGTTCTACAGTCTGCAACTACTTCAGCATTCGCTCGTACTACTGAAGGTGCTTTTGAAGCCCCAACAAACACTAAGTTCGTTGGTACTCTAAACGGCGCAATGCGTATCTATGTAGATAGCTATGCAACTGATACCATCCCAGTACTAGTTGGTTATAAGGGTACAAGCGAAGCAGATGCTGCTGCGTTCTATTGCCCATACATCCCTCTAATGTCAAGTGGTGTTATCCTTGATCCATCAACATTCGAACCAGTTGTTGGCTTTATGACTCGTTATGGT